CACCTTTATCTAGTTCGTTAGCGATAACGATATCGATATCAACTTCTTCTTTGTTTGACCATAGGTCGTAAGCATCAGCTAAATCGTCAGCTTGGATAGCAGAATCAGTACCAAGAACTAGTTCGATAGTTGAACCAGCAACACCATCTACAGACGCACAGTAGTCAGCAACTGCATCTGCATTTGCAGTGTTATCTTTAACGAAGATGTACTTAGATTGGTTATTGATAACAGTTTCAACGTAAGTTGATTTGCCGTTTGCATCTTTAGCAGTTTGATCAAAATCTACAGTGAAGATTTCTTTGATTTCACCATCGTAACGAACTACTACGCCCACCTCAGTTCCAGTTGGGAAGTATTCGAATAGATCGTCAAGAGCAATGCCGTCGAACGCTTCAGAAGCAGTATCGGTACCGAATGCAGAAGGGTTGGCAATAGCGATTTCCAACTTAGATGCCCAATCACCTGGGTTTTGAGCGATGATTTTCAATTTAGAATTAGCACCAACCATAGCGATTGAAGCTTCTTTGTCTTCGAATTCAGCAGCATTACCGATAGTCACGTTAGCAGCTAGGTAATCAGCTGTAGCAACAGTAGTACCGCCGTCAGAAACAGCTTCGAATACGCCGTTGATTGAACCTTCGTAAGAATTGATAGCTGCGTCTAATAGAAGTTCATCTTCAATGTTACGATCAAGAGTAATTGTACCAGCATTTACATCAGTAACCATGTAGAAATTCTTGTTTGTGTCAGAAGTACCGAAAGAAACGAAATCACCAACAGCATAGTTAGCACCGTCTACAACAGTAACTGTATTAACACCATTAGCAACAATAGCGTCAACAGTTGCTTCGCCAGAGATTGGAGTAGCTGAACCACCTACGTTAGCAGCACGAGCAACATATAGTTTGTTACCGTATTGTAGGAAGTTGTATGCTTGGTACCAATCGTTGTAGTTAGCATCGGTTGGTTTGCCGTAGAATGAGATTAGCTCATCAACAGTTGTGATTAGAGTGTATGAACCAACAGGACCCATATCGAAGTTACCACCGAAAACAGTGATTGAGTTTGATACGGTTGGAGCAATAGTACTTGCATCGATTTCTGTTACGTATACACCTGGGCTTAACATTTCAGCCATAATTTTTTTCTCCTTAATGAATTAATTAGCATTACTTTCTGTATATCTTCAACCTAGAAGAGTCAGAAAAACAAGGTAATATATTGAGCATTCATTAACTCAGACTAAATGGACGAACCTAATTAGCAGTACCTTGGGTCTCATACAAGATTTAGCGCTAAATTTTGTTTAAAATTAGTTTAAAGAGGTTGCGCTCTATGAATTTATTTATACTTTGCCGCCAAAGATTTAAAAGCTTTCTTATCTAGAACAACGTAATCATATGTTTCAGTGTTCTCAGCTTCATCAAAGTTTGGTTGTCTGTTGCTCTTAATAGCATCAGTCTTTTCCATTTTCTTCATTGCTTCGAAGAACTCTTTGATTTTCTCGATAGTTTCAGCCTTTGCATCGCCATTACCAAAAATCTCAATCAATGGTTTGTTGACGTCAGCATTTTCAGCTACTTTAAGATATGCACTATATTTATCTAGCACAACTTCAACAAATGCATAATGATCAGTTTTAGTCGCAGCTTTAATCAACCAAGAAGCCAATGGTTTAGCACCACCTTCTTTAACTACACTATCTTGGGCATCCATAACCGCAAGTTTTTTACCATCATCACCAACGACAATACTATATCCCATTTCTTCAATCTGTAGAACGTCTTTACCAACCATTGTTGATTTGATACCGGTTGCTTTCTTAAGCATAGTAGCAATCATATCTAGGTTTTTATATGTATTAGCTTCCACCAAAAATCGTTTAAATTTCATTGTATAATATCCTGTTTATGTTTATTTATTACCAAGAAGATCCGCTGTCATCATCTTTATTATAAAACTTATTATATAATTCGTCGTTTTCTTCTTCTTTAATTTTCTTAAACTCTTCTTCAATATCTTCATCAGAGTATCTAAAGATATCCTTAAGAACTGTATTAACTGAGAATAGTTTACCTTGATATTCTTGAGCTGTAGAGTAAATATCCAATTTGCTCATAAAGTTATCAAGTTTCATTTTTTCTATGAACTTGTTTTCTTCAACGAATGATATTGCAATGTAATCTTCTTTATCGTCCCATTCTACTTCTGACATAATCCCGGATGCAATTACTTCACGCTTTAGGATTTCTTTAAACAGCGAAGAATATACTTGGCGGAGTCTTGATATAAACATAAAGAATTTCATATCTTCTTTAGATACTCTTGTTTCATCGTAACTGAAATCCTTATCACCATCTGGATCAATAGAAATACGGTTTGATGGGATCTTCATAGCACGATATAGTTTTCTTGCAAAATATAAAATATCGTCTAATTCGCCAAGGTTTCCAGATTCATCTAATACGTCGACAGTTGTACCTTTACCACCTGATCTATTCGCAAACCAATAATCTTCAACCATTGATGTAATATGTTGTTGATTAGATACTTCACCAGTTTCGTTATTATAAAATTTCTTATATTTGAATTTTGATTGGTGCTCACGCATAACCTCAGCACCACGCTTAGCAGGAAGATCACCGATATCAACGTTAAATACACGGCGTGAAATTGAACGGCTAAAGCGTAATGGAATCAATAAGTCTTCCAATGTTTTTAGCATGTTAGCTGGTTTTAATGCGTACTCTAAATAACCAAGATTGATCTTACCATCATATAAACCAAAATCTTCACGAACTAATTCTTCAACGCTGTATTCATTAGTCTGATCTCTGTACATTACTTGGTTCTTATCTTCACTCATGTACTTATATGAGTTTGTCTTTCCATCAAAATAAAGCATACATGGTTCAACCATCTTAATTGATTTAATGCCATTCTTTGTATTCTTTTGATCATATGCACAGTGCATAATGATTTGGCCATCAACGTAGCCACGTTTTACAATCTGAAACAAATTACGTTTTACATTTGTTATTTTAATGATCTTATCAAACTTTTCAGATATTGCTTTAACTAACTTTTCGTTCTCTTCGTCAATATCTATCTTTAACGGAATTTGGTCATCATAGCTGAAAATAATTTCGTTGACGATTTCATCAATGCCATCTGTTACGTCAGGTGTCATTGCTAATTGCCTGTATTTCATGATCTTTTCTTTTTGTTTAAAGATTACATCAGAAACTTCAGATCTGCCGAAAAGACCACCTTGAAATTGCTCGTCATCAAAGAACGAACCAGTAGTCGGATACAGTTCAGAGTTCGTAAGGTCAACCAATACATTATCTGGTTTAACTTTAGAGCTTTCTTTATCACGTACATCTTCTGGTTGTTTTAAGAAAGACTTTACTACTTCATTTAATATCATGTGCCTTTACCTTTTGTAGATTTTTTATTTATTTATAAATATAGATAAAAGAGGATCACCGATGAATTTCAACTTCAACTCACAACCTGAATATCAATTGAACACCTCCCTAGCTGAGGAAATGATTCGCCTTTATGGTGTGTTAACAAAATTTATAGTAACTGAAAAGATCAACAAAGACGATAATGTATTTGGTGATTACAGTCACATGAAATCTGATAGCACTCGTATATATGATATTTATATGTTGCCAGAGAATTCAGAAGACTGGGACACTGATAATTTTTCATTAACCAGCTTTGGTATGGTAAACTTTGAAAATGTATCATTATTTGTTGCAAAAAGTTCCTTTGATCCTATCGCACTTCCTGGTAGTGTAACAGGCAATTTAATTATGTTTCCTAATAATAAGGTTATGGAAATTACAAATGCTGATTTCGTTGTTCCCGGTGTTAATAATCTGTTTACTTATTCTGATGCTAAATCAGTTTACAAACTAACATGTAAACCATATGACTTTAAACTAATTAATGAACTTGATAATGTTGATATTTCAAATGAACCAGATGTTCCTTATGAAACATTAGATGTTTACTTCCAAGAGTTGGTTGATAGGTCAGTTTCACAGGATACTGAGGCAGAGGTAACACCACAAGTAACAACCGTAGAAAATAAACTTCTCGATGAGAAGAAAGAAAAACCAATTGTTGACCGAACAGAAGACGATGTTTGGGGTCAATATAATTAAGGAGTTAACATGAATTTAGTAGATAAGAACGGCAACATTTTAGAAATGGTCGAATATAAAACAAACGAACACAAGGTAATCAATGTCGATGAATCCATGGTAACTATGGATGGATACAAGGGAAGAATTGCTGTTCCGACTGAAATGGTAATTAAATTCTCTAATGCAGTAGGTGTAGTTTAATATAGTAACGCGGTATTGAACACAATGCCGCGGTTTACTTTTTCAATTCTTCTTCAGTCAATATAATAAAACGCATATTATTTAATTTCGCAAATTCCTCTGCTGCTTT